TTTACAAGGAAATTTTCTCGATAAGCGAAGCAGTTTTAGGTCATACTCAGGACTACCGGGAGCTCGTTTTATTTCAGATTTATCATCTGCTTGTTTCGTTGTGCTTTCTTCAGTTTTTGTTTTTCCCGTTTACGTCTATTCCTAGCAGCGTGCGGGCCAGGTACATTTTCAAAAACCTCAACAACTTTCGGCTGGCGCTGTCTTACAGAGCGCTGCTGCGGTTGTCGATTTTTTCGAACTTGTGTGGCGGGCATGAGCCGAAATTGACCATTGGGGCGTATATCAACACCTCCCTGTGGAGCGAAAATTTTAGAATTAGATATGGTATTATAGGCGTCAATTCCTTTGGATATCAGACCAGCAAAAGGCACGCCGGCCATCTCAGCTATATCAGCAACAGTTTTCACGTATGCTCCAAGGTCATTATCTTTCGCTTGAACGCCAGAGGGCAAAGCCATAGCTGTCCGCGAATATATTTCTATCGCTTGGGGATCATATGGTGAAGGATCTTCTGCTAATGTAATGAGGTCCGAATTATTGAAGTCTGGAAACCGTTCCAAAATCCATCTAACTCTTACACGAAGGGTTGTCTGAGGAGAAAGTCCAGTAAAATAAGCACCTGACAAATTGAAAGGAGCAAAAAGCGGGGGAGTATCGGGAACGAAGCCCAAAACACCACCAGGCAAATTTTGTACACTAGGACACCATGCAATAGCTCCTTTTGGATCAAGGTACAAAGGCATCACACTCATAAGAGTCGCGTCAAAGGGTGGTGATCTATCAGAACACATGGTAGAAACACAATATACTCCTTCACTAGCCTTCCAGCTTTTAGAATCAGCCATGTTATCAGCTTGAGCTACTAACCTAGGAACTTCAGGCAATGTGTACATGTTTGAATTTCCATGCAAAAAAGGACTCGACGAAGCAGAAGCATACAATGTCATACCGTTAGTTTCATCTAAAGGTGGTGAAACCGCACGGTACACAGTGACTGCTCCCTGAACGTTAAGTGCCGATGTTGTATTATGGATTTCCATAGCTTGTCCAATCACCCGAATATTCCCATGTTGCACATAAGACTGTGGCAAAGGGAGATTCTTAATGAGAGTATTTGTGTTTAAAGGATTACCAGCAATATCCTGACGGACCTCCACACCTCCGAAGGGACTTGTTGGAGGAGGGAGAAAAGTCGATGTATCAATCAAATTAGGGCTGCCGACGGTGTTCAAAGTGAAAGCTTGCATATTAATGCCTGTTGCCAATGGTGAAAGCGAGATGTTACAATCCCAATTATTCGACGAACCATTCACAGTGGAGACATCCATTGACTGAGTCACAACTTGAATCACATTCTTAGTTGTCACTGAATCAGGATAGCCCCCCTTGCGACGTTTCGTGTCTTTAAAGGGATCTAAACACCAAGACATCCAATCCATCCCTTCCTCTGTCGCTCCATGTGTTAAGCCAACGTTTGTCAGTTCATGTTCAGCCTGAACAGCGTTAGCTATATCACCGGGTTTTGCGGGGAAAAAGTCTTGGGTAGAAGCATTTTTATTGCCATATTCCATTTCGAGCACAGTCGTTGGTACAGTAGTTGCAATTTGGGTAGTCATTTTAAATTTCGTTCGGGATGAATCAGGAATCCCGGTGCGTATTTAATGGCCCGCCAGCCAGCGCTTGTCAACTTATTGTTGAATGATTCTATCTTTGGATTCAAGTTCAATAGGTTCCTGCCATGGACGGATTTGTGCATTATTATTTACCACATGAGGCGGCAAATCATCAAAAGGATTAATTTTATTATCGTCCAAATACCATGTGCCCGGGATTATTCCCTCGATGTATGCACCTGAACTTTCACTTTTTCGATAATCCATCTCAGCTGATTCAGGATCTTCTAAAAGTGGCGGTTGCAACATATCATCAAGGTTCATCACCATTGACAGCCATTTTTTCCATAGCATTAAATTAAGGTCAGGAAAACATAACAAAGCATAGTCCTTCATCCAATCTTCATAATCATTTGGGTACTGATCCTCTAAATCAATTAAAGATCCCCAGCGAGCCACAGCTACAAGCTTGGGATTTAATTCTGGTAATGAGCCATACAACTTAACAGCAAGTGACACAAATTCACCAATAATCGGAGTGTTTGCATCTGTGACATAAAAGGATCTTACTTTCTCCAAGAGTTTTTCAAGAGGTGTAACAGAAGCTGGTAACTTAACAGTCAAATGAAATTTAGGAATTTGTCGACGTAAATCACAACATGAATTCTCACTACCATACCAAACTGAAGGCCCATAAACCCGCCCCAGAAAAGTTACAATTTCATCCTTAGATTTAACCGTAGCTTTGAGGTTTAGGCCCATGAGCTTTGCAGCATCTTGGTAAACTGATGGTTCGATTCCAAAAGTAATTCCGTCGTCTCCTCCATACATTCCAGAGACTTGATAAGCGGCTTCAGGTGTCATGAAAACTCCGTTGATTTTAGTTTTCCTAGCAGCCAAATATGCAACAAATTTATTGACAATTGTATTGAAACAAGCTGTTTCAGGGGAACCTGACAATCTAGATTGTCCACTATTATATTTCCGACCAAAAGTTGTTACTCCATGCACTGAAATTCCTTTGTTAAACAACTCAAGAAGTTCTTTGATATGCTCATTTTTGAAACCAGCAATTAATAAACGTTTTTCAAACTCGCGTGTTCTATTATTCATTGTGCCATCATATCTTGAAAAATCAGTTTCTACCAATTCATCAAACTCTTTAC